TTGTTACCGTGCCAAAAGAATCCGCACAGAAGGCCGCAACCATCGTTACAGAGAACCTTTCGAAAATGTGGGCGCGTTTCCGTGGCCGAAATCCAGTGTGGTTTATCAATCAGGACTGCAACCCACAGCTCGACGCCTTGACACTGGCCGCTGGCACTGGTGCCCTTGAACCCCGCTTTGTGACTTACGGCTCAGACGGACTTATGAGAATCAAGGGCGCTCCGGTTATACCCATCGAGCAGTGCGAAACCCTGGGCACGGTCGGTGAGTTTGGGGTGTCAGTAGTTGTCAATTCTGCTGTCACATCAGAGGATGATGACTTGACCGATTTGATCACGGATGCTCGAGAATTTGTCGAGAAAGAAACTTGTAGGCGATTGCTTACCCAAACGTGGGATTACTCAATTGATTCTTTCCCGGGGAATGATTGCATCGTCATCCCTTTTGGGAATCTGCAAAGCGTCACATCGGTAACGTATAAGGATACCGATGGCGTAGTAACAACAATGACACAAGCCTCTGAATACTACGTTGAGGCAAATGGAGATCAACACGGCAAAGTCGTACTGCCCTATGGCGATACGTGGCCGTCCGATATTCTCTATCCGTCAAACCCAATTACCATTAGATTTGTATGCGGCTGGACAACTGCGGCATTAGTGCCGAAAGCCATAAAAAGGGCTGTTAAATTCGCTGCTGAGGATGCGTATTATCACGGCGATAGGTCGGAAATCCTGAAACGAGCGATTGACAGCTTGCTTTGGAATCAACGGTTGTGGGGGGCGTTTTGAAGCGTTCCGTTACGAAAAGACAATTACTCATGCGCGATCAATGCAGTTTCATTGTCTTTTCGGAGAACCCTGTGACGGACCAGCCAGGAATCGCCATTGATATGTTTCCGGACAACTAATCAAGGTTAAGTTCTCACTTTTCATAAAAAGAATATAATAAAAATATGCTAAAGTCAAGACCAATAACAGGGCCGAGTCCGTCTGAATTTAACGCACGGATCACGCTGGAGCGTCCAGAAAAGGTGCCGGACGGCGGCGGCGGTTTCACGGCTACATGGGTGCTGGTGGCGACTGTTTCAGCGGTTGCGGATGAATTTCAATCCGAAGAAATGGCGATTGCGATGCAATCAACTGCATTGATGACGGTTAAGGTGAAGATTCGGCATCGAACAGATTTAAAAAGCGATTGGCGGATAGGGTACAAAGGCCGGTATTATAACATCATGGGTGGGGCCGTTGACATTGGCGGGAATCGTCGGTGGTTATTTTTCAGGATGCGCGGATGAAAGCACTACGAAACGCCATATACGCTAAATGCGCCGGATCTGCCCTTGATACGCTTATCAGTGGGCAGATCTACTATGGCAAGGCTCCAACAGGTACACGGTATCCATACGTGGTATTTGCCCGTGTGACTGGCAATATCGAAAAGACATTCACGGAAGAATACGATCTTCCCTTGATTCAGTTTTCGGCTTTTTCGGCAAATTCAACGTCGTCAAATGAAGTGCACGACATTGCCGAAGCTGTCAAGATCCGTCTGCAACTTTTCCAGATCGCCGGCAAAGAAAAACGGCTTCCCTTGTTGTGCCTCGATCTCTTTTTTCAGTGCCGCAATTTTGACCGTCAATGGATCAAATTTATTGACAAGATCGTTAAGCTCTTTGCTGTTTGCTGTTGCTACGTCTCCAAAGCTGATAAGCCCTGAGCGTGTTAAATCAACAGCTTTTGACAGATTTGGGAACAGTCTCAATAAGCCGGTGATACCCTCAAAGGCACTGGATATGGCAGGGAGAAAGTCATCAATAATGGCAACCTTTAAATCCGTCCATGCGGTTGTCATCCGGTTAAGATTCGCCTGCGTGCTGTTTGCCGCTTCAGTCGCCGCAGATGCGTACCTATTAATAAGGACATCCGCCAATTTCGGCAAAAGATCACTTGCAAGGACTTCGCCTTTTTCAAGCGCTTTGCCAAGTTGCATTGTTGTCATGCCCATCGCTTCAGCGGCCATGTTAAATGCACCCGGCAAACGCTCTGAGAGTTGCCCCCTCAGTTCTTCGCTTTGTACCGTGCCCTTTGCCATCATTTGCTGGACTGCATTCAACGCGCCGGACGTTTGATCTGTGGAAAGACCAAGAGCCGTTGAAGCGGTTGTGATAGCGGTAAAAATCTTTCGCGTCTTTTCGCCCTCAAGCGCCGTACCCCTTGCAGATGCAGCAATGCTTTTGTAGCTCGCAACCTGATCCATAAACACGAGGCCAAGCCGTTCAGATTCCGACCGCAAGAACTTTGTAGCTTCGGTTGCAGCGCTGACAGAACCGAGAGCCGCCGCCAACCCTTTACCCATAGATTCAGCAGCTATGCCAGCGTCAAGGAATGTTTTGGCAAATGACAATGCCTGTTGTGCCGCATACATGGCAGCTATGGCAGTTAGCCAGTTCGCCTTTATCTGATCAATGAAAGATTTTTGAACGCCGTATTGTTGCTCCTGGATTTTTTGGAGTTGTGCGGCCTTTGCTTGTTCGGCCCGAACGATATCATTAGACGTGGATTTTGCGGAAGAAAGAATTTTGTTATAGGCAAGCTCGGCATTGACGCGCATCTTTTCATAAACGCCATCAGACTTTATTCCGAGCTGCTTAAAGGCGTCCTCAGTCTTGATGGTGCCCTTGACGAGCGAATCATGGACGCGCTGCAAACCTTTTTCGAGTTTGTTGCTATCAAGGTCTATTTCGGCGTATGCGGTTCCTACAGGTTTTCCGGCCATTATATTTCAGCGCCTCCAGTTGCTCCGCCTTCAATCGCGGCCTTTATTTTTGTAGGTGCATTTGCCATTGCCCGTCTCAAAAACGGCTTGCCCTTGCCGCGCCATCCACCGAAACCGTATTCAAGTTGCAGCGCCCACCATACCTTGTAATTCCCGGCCATGATCCAGACATTCCGGGAATTGGCATCATGCTTTCGAACAACACGGATTGTTTTGGCCATGTCGCCATGATAGCGAGCCGTCCAGACATCTGCGGTATAAGACGACAATATCCGCTTTCCGCCTGATTTTATGACTCGCCGCTTATACGGCCCGTGTTCCTGCCAGTCGCCTTTGACCTTACCTGTCAGGAAAGTCCGCGCATCATCAGCAATCTGTTTAGCTGCAACCTCAAGGCGGTCCATCGTGACATTTACGCATTCGGCCTGAAATGCTTCAGTGTTCCAGGTGATCTTTGACATTTCACGCCTCGCGTTTTTCGTTAAGTTTGGGAATCCACCATTGACGACAAAGGGCAATTACTTTTTCAAAGCAGCCTACCGGGTCCGCAATCCGATAATCCCTAATTGCATCCCTGACAGCCGTGTGCATAATGTCAATCGCATTGGCCGGCCCCATAATGAGCTGATACCGGATGAGATAAAAAATCTTCTGGGCGTCTGCATTGGCCGGAAGAAGATCAACCCAACATTCTGAGCAAGGAGGCTCGCCATCCACCCCCCGCTCGTTTCGTTCTCGCCACATATCCCGGCACTGATCGCATTTCGTGATTACCGTGCCGTCATCAAGGATTACGCTGCCTCTTGCTTGACCGTCTTGATGTTCCGACCAGGCGATGAGTTTTTTATTTCAGTTTCCGCAGTCACGCCGGAATTGGCAAGGATTTCGAAACATCGATCACAAAATCTGATGAACACCGGATTCTTGACCATCTTAAGCTTGTTTTCCCGGGTAAACTCAATCACCTTGCCTGAAGTGTCCTTGAATCCACCAAATCCGGTAATGGCATAATCCCAGGCGTCGTCACGTTCCGATCTGGATTCTTCCGGTGTCAGATCGGGGAAATATGAAATCCGTTCGAGTTGCCTTGTTTTTGGATTATGGACGTGCTCCGTGATCCGTTTCCGCTTTGCAAACTGAGCCTCGAAAAACGGTTGCATTGGCCTTAGCTCGACCCATGCCGTTCCTTCTGGGTCATCGTATGTGATCTTTCCTGTTGCAGGATCGACCACCGAAGTGAAAAATGGGAACCTCTCGCCATCTGCTTTATCAAGATTAAAAATCATGTTGCGCCCCTTTCTTCTACGCCCCTGTTAAAAGAATGCCGGATAACTGACGGGGCAATCAGTTTGCGGTTTCCCTGATCCGGCAAGATGATTAAATCAGATACATTGCTGCGCCGGAAATTTTGCCGGAAAAGCTGGTTTTTGCAATTCCGTTCCGGTCCGCTGTTACAGATCCGGCATTGGTCATCAGGATTGTGCCGCTGGTTCCGATAGTCAGATAAGACGTGCTGTTTACCCAAAAACGCGGCCCGGAAGTTACCGAGTTGATGAGTTTGGTTTGATTCAGTACGCAGTTTTGCAGAACAGTCTGCATGGGATCTGTGGGATCGTAAGATACATCGGAAAGCTCGATTGTCCCTCCATCCATGCTGGCAAAGTCAAAAATGTCAACGTCAACTCCAAATTCCGAAACGTCAACGGTTTTCCGAACATTACCGGAAATGGTGTATTTGCCAGCGCCTAAAACCTTGCTCGTACCACCTAATGTCACTTTTTGAAAACTACCGCTTAAAGTCGTAGCTCTATCAGCCATGATGTTTTTCTCCTAAAAATTTGTCGATTTGTTGCGCCCCCTTATTGTCGTTTTTTAAAGCCATTTCGAGATTGTTTTTGTGTTCAATTTGCTTCATGCTCCGGTAAAGCAAATGCGTTTTTCGGTTGATGACCATTGTTGCAAGATGTCCAGCCGACACAGACGTATCAACAAAGATCCGGTATCCTGCCGCTTTTGCTTCCTGGCAGAAACCTATGTCCTCGCCTATGACCATGCCGTTTTCGGGATGTTTTTGAAACTTGAACCACGGATATTGTAACTTTTTGAAAACCGAAGTTTCGATCATCAGACATCCGCTCCCGGTTGCATCGCATTCCACAACGCCATTTTCATTCCATTCGTCCGTGCTCTCATAAGCACCATTTTCGATCCTCATTATGATTGGATCAAACGGGGGATACCGCCGACATACCGCCGCGCCCACAATCGGCAATCGTCTTGACAGCAGTGTAGGTATGGTTTTTGGATGATAGACTTGATCCACGTCCATGAACAAAACATGCGAGCAGTCAAGTGATAATGCCTTCTCGACAATATCATTCCTTAATGTGTCCACTGGCCCGTTATCGGCATGGATAAATTCATAGTTTGGTTTTTCCATGTGGACAAACGAGTAAAAAAACGATACTGGCACAAACGGGAATGAACATGGGATACCGATTGCGAGTTTGATATTTGAGATAGTCATATGCAACATATCTCCTTGCCCAGTTCGGCTACATACGACCTGTTAATCAATATTTCGTCTGTGCCAATGGGATCAATCAGTCCATCGTCGTTCATTTTTCACAACTCCATATCCAAGTCATGTTTCAATATTTCGTCAATCAAATCTTTTATTGTTTTTGAACTTTTAATGACTTGCCCTGTCATGGCTTCACCCCCTGAAACCCCACCTGCCACTCAACCGGATCGACAAAATAGGGATGTGCAATCGGCATTTTATCCACACCGGCAAACCCAGTTTCCTTCATCACCTTTTCAAGTAGCGCGCCCGAATAAGCGAATAAATGCGGCGAAGGCTGAACACCGGAATAAATGTAAAGGTTGTTGAACTCGATCAAGGCTTCAGGATTTGGATTCTCCGCATACTTTTTGACAAGAAAATCATAGTCCGGCACCGTGATTGCAATTTTGCCCCCAGGCTTCAGCAGTGAAAACCAATATCTGAGAGCGTTTTTCCCATCCTCAAAGTGGAAATGTTCCAGGATGTGCCCGGCGTAAATCTCATCGACCGTACCGGCCTTGAAGGGCAGGCAAGTCACATCGCATAAAAGATCCGGCTCGACTGATTCAAACTGATCGACGTTAATAAAGCCGTCCAGTGGGAAAGTGCCGCAGCCCAGGTTTAGCCGGATACCATCAACCTCAGCCGGTACAATTTTTTGATGTTTCCAGAAATCACCACCCCACTTTTCGGCCAGATGAGCGTCATTTCTTGCACAAACTTCCTCGTACTGCAAAAGCCCTGCATTTTGCATGTCCTTGAACGTCTGTGAGCCTTCATGGTGCACATAGCACCCCAGGACAACGCCGATCTTGTGACCGGCTTCACGCGCCCTGAAGCAGAAGTCTATTTCCTCGCCAGAACATGGCCAGAGCGATTCGTCAAATTCGCCTATCTCAAAATAGAGCGACCGTGGAAAGGCCATGCAAAAGCCGATGACAAACGTGACATCCTGAGTTTCATCGCCGTAGATTTCCGACCACTCAGCCGCCGATTCTTTGAGCTGATCCACGGATTGATATGGAGCGCACTGAACGCCCTGGATACCCGCCGCGTAATTGCACACTGGGCCGACTATTGAATATGGACGATCGTCGTCGGTAAATTCGTATGATTTAAAGGCATCGCCAAATTTTGTTTTTTCAATCACTTCACGGCTTATTAGCGCCAGTTCAAGTTTTTCGCTCCACCCCGGCGTTACGATCACGTCATTATTGAGCAGAATAACCACGTCACCAGTCGCCGCCCGTATGCCTTGATTGACAGCAACCGGAAATCCAAGATTCGTTTCATTTCGGATTAATTTTGTTTCGATGAACCCAGAAAACGGCGGTTTAAACGCCGGTTCTGATCCATTGTCAATTACGATGATTTCGCAACCCGCCGTATGTTCCAAAACCGCCCGGATTGCGATATCCGAAAACTCATGCTGGTTATGTACCGCGATGATTATTGATTTTTTCATTGCCCCGCCTTTGTCAGTTTTTTGATACCATCACATCAAAATCAAGATGACAATACCACCCGCCATCCGCCCCTTCCTGAGATATAGAATCATCTTCAAGTGGTCCTA